CGACGCCGAAGCGCACGTTGGAGGCCAAGCTCTTCCTCTATTTCGACGCGCGCGATCCCACGACGCCCGGCTCGAGCGCAATCAACGCCGCGCTCGACGCGCTCGACGCGGCCCTCGCCCCGGCGCTGACCGATCTCGCCTTCGGCCGCCAGACGCTCGGCGGCGCGGAGCATGACTGCAAGATCGTCGACGAGCCGGCGCGCGCCCTAGCCCGGCGAATGATCCATGTGGCTCGCCAATAACCGCAGCAGGAAATGAATTCAGGCGAGGGGAAGGTGAAGGGCGCGACGGTTTGGGCGCTTCGTATCCGGTGGGCTTGCGCGCAAACCTTCCTTGATTCTGCCAATAAGGGCGCATAGCTACGAAACACGAGGTCTCCCTTCCAGAGGACGAGAGGGTTGGACAGATCGCAAAGTTGGGTTAGGTTAAGGACGTCTCGTTCAGGTCGCGTTTGGCGTGACACCCTCAGTTGAATGACTGCGACAAGTTGGAGAATTCTCCAACCTCTGGTGGTTGCAGGCGGCAAGCCGCCTGCGGTTTTCCGTTGCAGTTTAACGTTCAATCAAGGGAGATGAGAGACAATTAGGGGGACGGTTATGGCAGCCACAGCAGAGAAGCGCACGATGTCTGCATCAACAGTTTCGCGTTCGTTTGGCCGATGGTCCCCACCTCCGGACAGCCTTCTGTCCGAGGCGGCTGCCGGACGCGCGGTTGAAGACCTGACAGGTGGCCTTATTGGCGTAGGGATGCCCCTTGAAGAGGCTCAGGCAATAACCAAGGCAGTCAAGGAATTCCTATTGGCCTTCCCCGGATATCGGGAACGGGCGCTTAAGGAAGTGATAAATGCCGGAGTTCCAGCCGATGAAGCCGATAAGGTGATCGAGCAAATTGGTCAGGCAGTTCACACCGGTGAGTCGGTGAGCACGTAGTTCGGAGCGATGTGTTGGCTGGCGAGCCCCCAAAAGACGGCCCGGGCGGCGACCCAGCCGGCAAATCGACAACCAGCGGGGTTGCGCTCAACCCCGCGGCGTTAGATATTTTACGTCGAACAGTAGCACGCTACAGTACCGAGCGTAAGCAACTGAACCGAACATATGGTGACGGTGGTCGCTTTGGAGAGTGGATTGGTGGCCTCGAATATCAGCCGGGGCATATTGCGCTAGTTACGATCATTGGCCTACTGCTGATCTTACTCGTGGCGGTTCTCGGAATTGTGTTCGCGTCGGCAGATTTGCCTTCTGGCTCCGCTAAAATCGAAAACATAAAAAATGTCATATTGTCGATATTAGGGCTCACAGGAACAATTTTGGGGTACATCTTCGGAAAAAGCGGGGCGCTAGATAAACGTGTGGGTAGGGAAACTACGCCAGAATCAAAACCTGACCGTCCTCAGCAACCGAATTGACACAATCCGATAATTGCGCTGCCGAGTGTTGCGGCGAGCAGCCGCAAAAATCCGGGCTCAGCTCGCGCCCCATGGCGAACCCGATGATGTGCGCGGCCTGATCGTCGTTTGACAGTTCACTGGCGCTACGACAATGCAGACCTATTTCAGTACGGCAAATTCGCGCGAAACTTCGTCGTAACGCCCTTGTTTTCGGAGCAACCCTGTTTTCCAGGATGGCGGCGACCGCTGAACGCGTGATTGTACGAACTTGGCGCCGTAGACCGAAAACCAAGGTCTTGTAGTTCGGGCGGCGAACCACGTCGAAATTCCGAGGGCTATGCACCGTCGGACACTCCCACGTTATCTCAGTAGCGCCAGCACCCGACCTACACGCACTGCACGACGGCGCGAGTCGCGCCGCATTGTCGCCACGCTATATCGACCCCTTCCCTTCCCCACAGGAGACCTCCCCCATGTTCGTATTCGGCTCCGGCGTGCTGATCGGCACGCCGCAAGGCGGGACGCCGATCAATTTCGGCCTCGCGCAGGAAATCTCGCTCAACGTCGCGATGTCGACCAAGGCGCTCTACGGTCAATATAACTTTCCCGTCGCCATCGGCTCGGGCACGCGCAAGATGACCGGCAAGGCCAAGCTCGCGCGCATTTCCGGCCAGGCGCTCGGCTCGCTGTTTTTCGGCGTCAGCCCGAGCGCCGGCGGCGTGCAGACGCAGTTCGGCGAGGCGGCGAGCGTTCCCTCGTCCTCCCCCTACGCCTACACGACGAGCCTGCACACGACCTTCGTCGCCGACCAGGGCGTCGTCTACGCCGCGAGCGCGCTGCCCTTGAAGCAAGTCGCGTCGAGCCCGACGACCGGGCAATATTCCGTCTCCGCCGGCGTCTACACCTTCGCCGCCGGCGACGCGGGCGCGGCGGTGCTCATCTCCTACACCTACACGGTGGCGTCGAGCGGCGAGAGCATCGCGGTCGCCTCGGCGCTCATCGGCCCGTCGATCACGTTCTCGGCCAATCTCTTCGCCTCCGACCCGACGACCGGCAAGCAGTTCTCGGTGCTGCTGTACAATTGCGTCGCTGACAAACTCGCGTTCGGCACCAAGCTCGAAGACTTCATGGTGCCCGAGCTCGACTTCGCCTGTTTCGCCAACGCGGCCGGCCAAGTGTGCCAGCTCAACTTCGGAGACGCCGCGTGAGCGAGGAAACCTTCGTCATCGCGCTCGCCGGGCGCCGATGGGCGCTGCCCCATCTGCCGTTCCGCGCGATCAAGGCGATTCAGCCGGCCCTATTCCAGGTCTACGCCGAGGCCGGCGGCGCGGAACTCTCGACCGCGAGCGTCGCCCGCCTTGGCGAGGCGCAATTCGACCGCCTCGCCGAGGCGACGTGGCGCGCCATCGCCGTCGTCGATCCCACGCTCGGCTACGAAGAGTTTCTCGAACTGCCGTTCTCGGTCGGCGAATTGATCCAGGCGTTTCCGGCGCTGGCCAAAGCCGCAGGCCTGCGCGCCGCCGAGCCCTCGGATGCGACGCGGGAGGCGTCGCCCCATGCGGGAAAATCGACTTCGACCGTCTGATCGCCCACGTCGTCGCCAACACCGGCTGGACCTGGGATCAGACGCTCGATTGTCTGACCGTGCCGCGCTACCTCGCCCTCGCGGCGGAGTGGCGCGCCAACCCGCCCGCGCACTGGCTCCTCGCCGCCGCGCTGAAATATCGCCCCGCCGATCGCGACGCCAAGTCGCCGGCGCGTCAGCCGACGGTCGCGGAAATGAAAGCCGCGTTCCCGAGCGGCAAGCTTTGACCCCGCGCCGCCAGGAGGCTAGCCGATGACCGACGCGAATGTCGCCGTCAACTTCACCGCGTCGGTAGGCGATCTCGTCTCCGGCGTCGCCGACGCCAAGGACGCGCTGACTGGCCTTTCCGAGCCGTTCGCGCAACTGAACGGCCAATACGCCGCGCTCGGCGCCTCGATCGGCGAGGCGTTCGCTCCGACGCGCCTGCAAGGCTTCGACAGCGCGCTCATGACGTCGGCTTCGCTCGAAAAGACGCTCGCCGCCGCCCATGCACAAACCGCCGAGGCGATCCGCACAAGCGACGAGGCCACATCCGCCGACGCGATCCGAACGGCGAAACTGGCGATTTCCGAAGAGATCAAGGCGGTCGAAGACGGCCTCAAGCAAAAGCTCGCGCTCTATGCGGACGAGGCGCGCCAGCATCAGATCACCCAGATGCAGAAGGTCGCGCTGTCGCGCCAGGCCCTCGACGAGGAATATGGCGCGCAGATTTCGGCGTTGCAGCGCGAGGCCGCGCTCGACGATCAGTCGGGCGCGCAAAAGCAACGCATCGACGATCAAATGCTCGACGCCGAGCGGCGCCACCAGGACCAGATGACGGCGCTGGTTCGCAACGCGGTCAACGAACAGGAGCGCGAATACCAAGCGTTCGGCAATACGGTCACGCAAGCCTTCAATTCGCAATTGCACGGCCTGCTCTCGGGCACTGAGAACTGGCACACCGCGTTCAAGAATGTTCTCGAAGACCTACTGATCAAATTCATCGAATGGGGCGAGGAAACCGTCGTCCGGCAGATAGCGACTGAGGCGGCGAAGACAGCGGCGACGACCGCCGGCGTGACCGCGCGCACCGGCGCCGAGCAGGGGGGCGCGGCGGCTTCGCTGGCTACGCAATCGGCGACGATCGTTCGCTCGATCCTTTCCTCCGCGGCAGAAGCCTTCGCGGGCGTGTTCGGCTTTCTCGCGCCGATCATGGGGCCGTTCGCCGCCGGCCCGGCGACGGCCGCGCAGGCGACGGTCGCCGGCATGGCCGGCGCGGTCGCCTCGGCCGACATCGGCATGTGGCAAGTCCCGCAGGACATGCTGACGCTGGTGCATCACAACGAACTCGTCATGCCCGCCGCGCAGGCCGGCGCGCTTCGCGAAATGCTGTCGGGCGAGGCGCCGGCGAGCGGCGGCGCGCAGGGCGGCGCTGTCCATATCCACCCCACGACGAATTTTCATGTCTCGGCGGTCGATTCCGGCTCCGTCGCGCAATGGATGAAGGCCAACAGCTCGACGATGATGAAGGCGATGGACGAGGCGGTGCGCCACGGCGCCGCGCTGGGGCTACGGCGGCTCGCGACGAAGTGAGGCGGCGCCATGGGCGATGTGCTGGGCGTTCACCTCCTCCCGTCGACGGGGGAGTTCACCTATGACACCGTCGCCTACGAGGGGCAGCGCGTCGGCGGCGCGATGCAAGCGATCAACACGTACTACGCGCCGGGCGGATCGAAGACCGATTATTCCTACGCGATCGACCAGTTGCAGGCGGCCCATCCCGAATGCGCGACCGTCTCTGTCGTGTGCTCGTGGTTCTGCGACGGTCTGACGCCGGGAGCAAACCATCTCTATCCCTCTACGACGTACATCGGGGGCGCGTTTCAGCCGATCGCGGGCGGCTCGGACGAGTGGCGCGTTTCCGGGCTGAACCAAGGATCTCCCGGCCTGATCGCCCTGCCGACCAATAGTGGCGGCTTCGTCTACGGCGGCACGCCGTCGGATCAGAGCGTCGTTCGCTGCATCCGCGATCTCAAATCGCGCGGCTTCAAGGTCATTTTCTATCCGTTCGTTCTGATGACCGCGGCAGGCTATCCCTGGCGCGGCTCCATCAGTGCTTCGCCCGACATCAGTTCGGCGGCGGCGAGCGCGGTCGACGCCTTCTTGGGCTCGGCGGCGACTTCGCAGTTCACGCCCAACACGGTCAATCTGACGGTCGCATACAGCGGCTCGCCGACCGACTACACTTTTCGCCGCATGATCCTGCATTACGCCTGGCTGTGCACGGTGGCGGGCGGGGTCAATTTGTTCCTCATCGGCTCGGAGCTGCGCGGCCTGGAGACGATCCGCGGCCCCGCCTGGACGCCGGCGGGGACGACCGACGGCTCCGGCCATGCCGTGTGGGACTATCCCTTCGTCGCCGGCCTCGTTCAGCTCGCCAACGATGTCCGCTCGATCTTCGACGGCCAGGGCCTGACGAAGAACCTTTCGACGCTGACGAACCTCATCGCCTATTCCGCCGACTGGTCGGACTGGATGGGGTTTCAGCATCCCGGCGCCAACGGCCAATGGCCGCACCTCGACTCGCTGTGGGCGTCGCCGAACATCGATTTCGTCGGCTTCGACAATTACCTGCCGCTCAGCGATTGGACGACCGGCGACGGCGGCCTCGACGCGATCAATTGGCTGAACCCGCCGCCGTCCGGATCATGGCCGCCTTCGGCGAGCGCGATGAACGGCCTCGGGCTTTCCGGCGCGCCGTCGATCTATTCGTCGCCCTATCTCAAGGCCAATATCGAGGGCGGCGAGAAATTCAACTGGTTCTATGACGACGGAAACAACGACGGGCGCGGGCTCGATCCCAACGGCTCCGATCTCATGGTGTCGCTGCCTGAGGGCGACCGGCTCGCGCAGGCGCGCAATCCCTATTACCCGAACCAGCAATTGCTCGCCAACAAGCAGTTGCGCTGGTGGTGGAACAACCCGCATCAGGCGATTTACGACGACGGCGACGGCAATGGCTGGGCGCCGCACGGGCCGGCGACGGAATGGACCCCGCAGTCGAAGTCGATCTCATTCATCGAATACGGCTTCCCCTCGTGCGACAAGGCGACCAACCAACCGAACGTCTTCTTCGACCCGAAGTCGAGCAACAGCGCGACGCCCTATTGGTCGATCTGGCGGGCGATCCCCGGCGGCGGCTTCCTGCCGCAGCGCGACGACACGATCTCGACGCTCGCGTTGCAGGCGATCTATGAATATTGGAACGTCGATGGGAACAACGCGACCGTCGCCGGCGTTCCGATGGTCGAGTTCGCTTTTTCCTGCGTGTGGAACTGGGACGCGCGGCCGTTCCCGGTCTTCCCGCTGCTCGCCAGCGTATGGGCCGACGCCGGCGACTGGCAGGCAGGCGATTGGATCGGCGGCCGCGGCCCCGCGCTGCCGCCCGTCGCGCCCTCGCCGGCGCCGACGCCTGGCGTTTACGCGACGTTTCCAACCCTGGCGACGCTGCGCTGGTCGACGCACGTCAAGCCGAAGTTCGCGACCGACGTCGCCGACCACGTTTCCGGGCGTTCGACGCGGCGCTCGCGCTACGCCGCGGCCTATTACGACCTCGAGCTGACGTACGAGGTGCTGCGCGCCTACCCGATGCCGGACATCCCGAGCGCGTTCGAGGACGAAGGTTTCGTCGAGTCGACGATCACGTCGGCGGTCGACTACGGAACGGTCGAATCTCCGCCGACATGGGATGAGGACTACGGCGGCGTCGAAGTCTTGGAGCTGCAAACGATCGCCGGCTTCTTCGATCGAGTAAGCGGCGCGGCGACGCCGTTCTGGATTGCGCCGCCGGGGATCGCCAATGTCGTCGGCCAGGCGCTCGGCGTCGGCGACGGCGCGACGACGATTTTCCCGCTCGCGCGCTCCTTCGGAACTTACGCCGAGCCGGTCGCGGGAACATCCGGCGTTACGGCGGTCTACGAGAACGGCGTCGCGCTTTCCGGTTCGCTCTATTCCGTCACATCGGGCTACGCGCCGCAGATCGTCTTCGCAGCCGCGCCCGCCGCGGGCGTCGTCGTGTCCGCCGACTTCGGCGTCCTGTGGCTGTGCCGCTTCGCCGAAGACGTCATCGACCTGGAGAATTTCATGGCGCTGCTCTGGGAATTCCGCACGGTGAAATTGCAGACGGCGCGCCCATGACCACGCCGCCGTCCTTCCCGACGCTGCCCGGCCAGGGCTGGAGCGTCCACAAGAAGCCGAATTTTTCGACGCTTGTCGCGTCTCACGTCTCAGGCCGCGAGGTGCGCGACGCGCTCTATCAGAATCCGATCTGGGAGTTCGAGCTGACCTTCGACGGCCTCGCCTCGGATTCGAGCTCGCATCCCGGCCTCGGATCGCAATCGTTGCATAGCCTGATGGGGCTGTTCTTAGCATGCCAAGGGCAGTTCGGGACCTTCCTCTACACCGACCCGACCGACAATTCGGCCTCCAATCAGGCGATAGCGACCGGCGACGGTTCGACGACGGCTTTCACCTTTCAGCGCACGCTCGGCGGCTTTTCCGAGCCCGTCGGCTGGGTGACGAGCGTCGCAAACGTTTACCTCAACGGCGTCAGCCAAACCTCCGGCTGGACCCTGGCCGAGCCGAATTCGCTGTCGTTCGCCGCGGCGCCGGGGAGCGGCGTGGCGATCGCCGCTTCCTTCTCTTACGCCTTCCAATGCCGCTTCGACGACGACGCGGAGGATTTCGAGCAGTTCATGCAGAACCTGTGGCGGCTCGAAAGCCTCAAATTCCGATCGGTGCGCACGTCATGAAAACCGCATCGACCGCGCTCGTCGCCTTCCTCAACGCCGCGCGCGCCAACCCGGACGCCCCGATCGCTTTCGCCGACTGCTTCACCTTCACGCTGGCGACGGGAACGATCCTTACTTACACCAACGTCGATCAGCCCGTCGTCTACAACGGCTCCACTTTTCTCGCCGACGGCCCGCTGGTGCAGGGGCTCAAGTACAAGGCCTCGGTCGGGCTCGAGGTCGACAAGCAGCAGATCGTCATCGCCGCGCGGCCGACCGATCTGATCAACGGGTCGCCATTCCTCAACGCCCTGCGCGACGGCGCCTTCGACGGCGCGATCGTGCAGCGCGACCGCGTGTTCATGACCGCGCTCGGAACGACGCCGATCGGCGGCGTGACGCTGTTTCACGGCCGCGTCTCCACCGTCGATTCCGTCGGGCGCACCAGCGCGACGATCACCGTGGCGTCCGACCTCGTCGTTCTCGACTACGACATGCCGCGCAACCTGTTTTCGCCGACCTGCGTGCACACGCTCTACGATTCCGGCTGCGGCGTCGTGCGAGGAACCTACGCCGCGAACGGAACGGTCGGCGCCGGTTCGACGGCGAATCTCATCAATTTCTCCGGCGCGCTGGCGCTCCACGCCCAGGGCTCGATCGTCTTCAGCTCGGGCCTCGACGCCAATGTGACCGCGACGGTGAAGAGCGTCGTCGCCGGCGTCTCTCTCACGCTGATGTATCCGCTGCCCTCCCCGCCGTCGGCCGGCGACGCCTTCACCGTCTACGCCGGCTGCCCTCACACCCGCGGAGCCTGTCAGTCGCGCTTCGCCAACCTCGCCAGCTTTCGCGGCTTCCCGGACGTGCCGCCGCCGCAGATC